GTCTCGCGTTGGATCCTCCTGCCAGGGGTGATCGTTGAGCCTTCTCCGGTCGCTGTTCGAGTCCCGTTCGATCTCGTTCCAGGACGTGTGGGGCGCCGGTGGGCCGTGGGTGTCGGGCGGCCCGACCCATGCCGGGGTCCCGGTGGGTCAGGATCAGGCGCTGCGGCTGGTGGCCGTCAACGCCTGCGTGTCGCTGATCTCCGAGTCTGGTGCGGGGCTGCCGTTGGGGGCGTTCGTCCACGACGCCGAGGTGCGCCGCCCGGTTCCGAATCAGCCTGGGTGGCTCGACGCACCGAACGACGAGGACACCCGCTTCGAGTTCATCGACGCCGTGTTCACCTCGCTGCTGATGGACGGCAACGCCTACGTCGAGGTGCAGGTCGACGGCATGGGGGAGCCGCAGGTGGTCGCGGCGCTCGACCCTCGCTCGGTGGTGCCGTTCCGTGGTCCTGATCGGGTCAAGGTGTTCGAGGTGACGTTGGAGTCCGGCGTCCGAGTCGTGGCCCCCGCGTGGTCGCGCCGTTCTACCGGCGGGGTGCTGCACATCAAGGGGCACCGTCAGCCGGGTGCGTTGAAGGGTGCGTCGCCGATCGAGCGGGCCCGTCAGGCGATCGGCCTGGGCCTGGTGACCGAGGAGTTCGGCGCCCGGTTCTTCGGTCAGGGCTCGCACGCCGGCGGAGTCATCGAGGTCGACGGCCCGCTGAACCCAGACGTGGTCGACCGGTTGAAGGCCGGTTGGGAGCAGCACCATTCGGGGCCGGGGAAGGCGCACCGGCCGGGTGTGCTGACCGACGGCGCGAAGTGGAAGCAGATGACGATCGACCCGGAACACGCCCAGTTCCTGGAGACCCGCAAGTTCCAGGTGTCGGAGATCGCCCGACTGTTCCGGGTGCCCCCGCACATGATCGGCGACGTCGAGAAGTCCACCTCGTGGGGGACCGGGATCGAGCAGCAGGGCATCGGGTTCGTGACCTACACGCTGCGCTCGCACCTCGAGCGTGTCGAGCAGCGCCTATCGCAGCTCCTCCCACCCGGCGAGTTCGTGAAGTTCAACGTGAACGGCCTCCTCCGCGGCGACGCGAAGACCCGCTTCGAGGCCTACGCCGTGGGCCGCCAGTGGGGCTGGCTCAACGTGGACGACATCCGCCGCATGGAGGACCAGCCGCCGCTCCCAAACGGGGCCGGCGCCCAGTACCTCGTCCCGCTGAACATGGAACCAGCGGCCACCCGCGCGACCGATCCGCCACGACTGTTCGACCCCGACGCAGACCTCGCCCTCGTGGCGGGCGACACCTGAGGAGCACCGACCATGGAACGACGACACATCAAGGGCGACTTCGAGGTGCGGGCCGGCGACACCGGCGACGTGATCGTCGGTCACGCCCCCGTGTGGAACCGCTACAGCCAGAACCTCGGCGGGTTCGTCGAGCAGGTCGCGCCGGGCGCAGCTAGCCGCGCCATCGTCGAGGACGACATCCGCGGCCTGCTGAACCACGACCCGTCCCTCCTCCTCGGCCGCAACAAGTCCGGCACCATGCGCCTCTTCGAGGACAACGTCGGTCTCCGCTTCGAGATCGACGTACCCGACACCACCGTCGGCCGTGACCTCGTCGTCTCGGCCAAGCGCGGCGACATCACCGGGGCCTCGTTCTCCTTCCGGGTGATCGACCAGGAGTGGGGTGTCACCGACTCCGACTTCCCGCTGCGGACCATCAAGTCGATGCAGATGTTCGACACCGGACCCGTCACGTTCCCCGCGTACCTCGACTCCGAGTCCGGGCTGCGGTCGAACCCGGCGGCCCGCCGCGAGGCGCTGGCCGGCCTGGTCAACGAGTCCCGTTCCATCGACCAGATCCTCGAAGCGGACGACCTCCGCGCGTTCATCATCGGGGGCCCCCAAGAAGACCTCACCGACACCGACGGACAGCGAGCAACGCATCCGTCGATCGAGGTGGCCCGCGCCCGTCTGCTCCTCGCAGACCGGCGCACCCCCGCCGCCTGAGGGCGGCACCCCGCAGGGCCGGGACAGCGAGCAACGCATCCAGGCACACCAACCAATCGAGAGCGACCCCTGGGCGACCGGGTGGCCGCCACACGCCCCAGGAGGGCACACCATCATGGACATCCTCAACTCGCTGCTCGCGCAGCGCGCCAACGTGTGGGAGCAGGCCAAGGCCCACCTCGACACCGTCGAAGCCGAAGGCCGGGAGTTCACCGGCGAGGCCGACGAGACCTGGGCCCGGTTCAACACCGACCTCGACGCCCTCGACAAGCGCATCGGTGAGGTCAAGGACCTGATCGACCGCGAGAAGGCGGCCGACGAGGCCCGCTCCCTCGGCGACGACCTCGCCCGCCGCGGCGCCCCCGCCCCCGACGCCGTCGAGACCGACGTCGACCGGCTCCGCAAGCTGGTCAATGGCGAGGTCCGCGCCGTCGACTTCCGGGCCGAGTCCCGCGACCTGTCGAAGCTGTCGGCCGGCGCCGGCGCCAACGTGGTCCCCACGTCGTTCCACTCGATGCTCCAGGAGCACATGATCGACTCGTCCGCCATCCGGCAGACCAACGTGACCGTGCTCACCACCGAGTCCGGCGAGAACCTCCAGGTCCCCAAGACCGCCGGCTACTCGACGGCGTCGCTGATCGCCGAGGCCGGGTCGATCACCGAGTCGGACCCCAGCTTCGGTCAGGTGACCCTCGGGGCGTTCAAGTACGCCATCCTCGTGCAGGTCTCCTCGGAGCTCCTGACCGACGAGGGCGTCGACGTGGCCGACTTCCTGGCCCGCCAGGGAGGTCGCGCCCTCGGCAACGGGTCCGGCGCCCACTTCGTGGCCGGCGACGGTTCCTCGAAGCCGCTCGGCGTCGTGCCCGCCTCGACCCTCGGCAAGACCGCCGCCGGCGCCGCGGCGATCACCACCGACGAGCTCATCGACCTCTTCTACTCGGTGATCCACGGCTACCGGCAGAACGGCACGTGGATGATGGCCGACGCCACCGTCGCCCTGGTCCGCAAGCTGAAGGACTCGACCAACCAGTACCTCTGGTCGCCGGGCCTGATCTCCGGTGAGGTCGACACCCTCCTCGGCCGCCCGGTCGTGGTCGACGTCAACATGCCGGCGGCGACCACCGGCCTCAAGTCGGTCGTGTTCGGCGACTTCTCCGCCTACTACATCCGCGACGTCAACGGCGTCCGGGTGGAGCGGTCGGACGACTTCGCCTTCCAGAACGACCTCGCGACGTTCCGGTTCATCCTCCGCACCGACGGTGACCTGATCGACACCACCGGCGCGGTGAAGCACCTCATCCAGGCCTGACCCGCCTGACTGACGGGGGCCGGGTCCATGTGACCCGGCCCCCGTCAGGGCACCACCCCCTCACCCCGACCGAAGGAGGCGCTCTGATGGCGCGAGTGAAGATGTTGGCCCGCCTGTCCGGCACCCGTGACGGCGTCGCCTGGCCCGACCTGGGCGAAGAGCTCGACGTCCCTGACGGCGAGGCCGCCACCCTCGAGGCCCTCGGTCACGCCGAGCGTGTCGCCGGTGCGTCGCCCGCCAAGCGGGCCCGCAAGGCCGTCGTCGAAGCGCCCGAGGAGCGCTGAGGGCTGTGGCGTTTGCGAGCGCGCCCGTGACCGTGGCAACCACGGCGACGGCTCTCCACGCGTCCGACGCTGACGGCCAGTCGCTGCTCGTGTCCAACGTCGGCGCGGCGACGGTGTACCTCGGCCCGGCCGGCGTGACGACCTCGACCGGTGTGCCGTTGGCCGCCAACGCATCGGTGTCGATCAACGGCCTGGCCGGCGGCGAGGTGCTGTACGGCATCGTCGCAGCGTCGACGTGTGAGGTTCGTGTGCTTCGGCAGGGTGTGGGCTGATGGGGTTCGGTGGCGGCATCAGCCTCGGCCAGGACAAGGTCATCTACACGGCTGGTTCGTTCGTGCCCGGCGCGACCGGGACGTTCCCGAACAACTACGCGCACACCGGTCTGGCGTTCGACGACGCCACGAAGGAGAAAGCGGCGATGGCGCTGTTCGCTCCCTCGTCGTGGCCTTCGGTGGCGGTGTCCATCCTCGGCCTGGCGGAGTCATTCGGGTCCGGCAACGTGCGGCTTCGTCTCGGCTTCGAGGACGGCGACAACGACGTGACCATCGCTGTGGCTGCCTCGTTCCTCGGAGAGCTCGACTTCCCGACCCCGTTGTCGTGGTCGCCTGGTTCTGGTGCGCTGGCCGGGTTGCAGTTCTCTCAGTTCCCGCTGACTCGTGTCGGCGACGACGCTACGAACGACACCCTCGCCGAAGACTTCGCCATCCTGGCCGTGATCCTGACGAACGGCGGCTGACGTGGCTGACACCCTCGACGTGCTCACCCTCGCCGAGGGCAAGTCGGCCGTCGGGATCGGCGCGGCCGACACGTCGCAGGACACCGCCCTCGCGCAGAAGATCACCGCCGTCTCCCGCCGGCTCGACCGGCTGTGCGGGCCGATCGTGCAGCGCACCGTCACCGACGAGGTCCACCCCGGCGGGAGCCCGTCGGTCCGGGTGCGCCGGTGGCCGGTCGCGTCGTTCACGACCGTCACCGAGTACGACGCCACCACCCCCACCGTCCTCACCCTCGAGGACTTCGACACCCAACCCGCCGACGGGTACCTCCCGGAGCGGTGGGAGTCGACCCCGACAGCGGTGTTCAACGGGGTGATCTGGCGGCGGACGTCCGGGTGCGGGTCGTGGTTCCCGTTCGGGCCCGAGGCCGTGAAGGTCACCTACGTCGCGGGTCGCGCTGCGAACACCGCAGCGGTGGACGCCGTGTTCAAGGAGGCGGCCGGGATCGCGCTGAAGAACCTGTGGCGCACGATGGAGTCCGGCACCCAGCTGCTCGGCGAGTTCGATGTGCCCGCGCAGAACTTCCCGATCAGCATGATCACCAAGGCGGTCCGAGACGCCGTGCTCGACGAGATCACCGAGATGCCGGGGGTCGCGTGACCACCGTCGGCACCTCCGTCGTGATCGCCTGCTCGGCGCTCATCACCGCCCTCCAGGCCGACAGTGTGCTGGCCGCCGCCGGCGTGAACATCAGCTACGACGCCCCCGTCGTCCCTGAGGACCTGAAGTCGACCGACGGGGACTACGAGGCGATCTGGATCGGGGACGCCGACGAGGACGAGAGCATCCCGATCTTGACCGGGGGAAACCTTCACCGCGACGAGGTGATCGAGCAGACCGTGATCGTGCAGGTGTTGAAGCCTGGCACTGCCGGAACGCAGTTGGCGGCCGATACCCGTGCGGTCGAGTTGTTGACCCGCATGCAGTCGGTGTTGGCGAACAACGTGGACCTCGGGGTGTCGGGCCGGTTCGAGGCGGTGCTCGTGAGTTGGACGTTGAAGCGTGGGTTCCTCGGCAACGGCCAGGGCCACGGCTCCCGCTTCGAGTGCGTGGTCGAGTTCACCGCCCGCCTGACGCCTTCCTGATTCGACAGACCCACATGACCTCGGAGGTCACCGTGAAGAAGCTCCGCTACACCGGCCCATCGGTCGCGCCCATCACCGTGGCCGGGACGGTCACCGACGACAAAGGCGTGGTCGAGGTCGACGACGACATCGCCAAGAGCCTGCTCGCACAGGCAGACATCTGGCAGGCCGTCACGGCCGCCAAGAAGGAGGACTGACCGATGGCACTCAAGTCTGGTCTCGCCGCGCAATGCGGGCTGAAGACGGAATCCACCTACGGGACCGCCGTCACCGTCGACCGGTTCACCCCGATCATCTCGGAGTCGATGACCGAGCAGATCGCCCGCATGGAGTCGGCCGGCATCGTCCCCGGAGCGCGGGTGCTGCGTTCGCCGCAGTGGGCGCCCGGCGACGTGGAGATCTCCGGCGACCTCGGCATGGAGCTCTACCAGCAGGGCGCCGGCCTGTGGTTCCGCCACATGTTCGGCGGGCTGGCAACCTCGGGGTCCGGCCCGTACACGCACACCTTCACGCCGGGCGACATGGCCGACGACCACTTCACGTTGCAGATCGGCAAGCCGGACGTGTCGGGCACGGTGCAGCCGTTCACCTTCGCCGGGTGCAAGGTCACCGAGTGGGAACTGGCTGCGAAGGCCGGCGAGTTGGTCACCCTCGGCGTGTCGGTGTCTGGCCGGGAGTTGGCCACCGGGACCTCGTTGGCGACGGCCTCCTACGGTTCCGGCGTCGCTACCCCGTTCACGTTCAAGCACGCCTCGGTGACCGTGGGTGGCTCTGCTGCCGCGGTGAAGGAGATCACGCTGAAGGGGATGAACGGGCTGGACACGGGACGCCGGTTCATTGGGTCGCCGTTGATCGCTGAGCCGCTCGAGGCCGAGTTGCGGACCTACGAGGGCGAGATGACGTGCGAGTTCGAGTCGTTGACGCAGATGAACCTGTTCCGCAACGGCACCGAGAACGCGCTGGTGCTGACCATCTCGGCGGGTGTGGCTGTGTCGGTGACGATCACGATGAACGTGCGTTACGACGGGTCGACCCCTGAGGTCGGCGGTCGTGGCATCACCGAGTTGTCGGTGCCGTTCAAGTGCACGGCCTCGTCGACTGATGCGTCGGCGATCACTGCTGTGATGGTGAACTCGGACACCAACCCGACCTGATGGCGAAGGTTGGCGGTGGTGGCGGCATGGTGCGCCTGGAGGGCTTCAAGGAGTTCCAGCGGGCGTTGAACCAGGCCGGCGACGGGTGGGGCCGCTACCTGCGGGCAACGCACCGTGCCATCGCCGACCATGTCGCAGACAAGGCGAAGGGGATGACGGACAACGCGCAGCAGGCGAAGGCCGCTGGTGCGATCGTCGGCGCCGCGGAATCCCGCGCGGCGAAAATCGCCGTCCGCAACAGCCCGCCGTTCGCACAGGGCGCCTTCTTCGGTGCGCTCCAGTACAAGCAGTTCCCGGCATGGGTGGGGAACTCCTGGGAGGTCGGCGGCGCCGGCGGCCCGTATGCAGTCAACCCCGCCATCCGCGAGTCGAAGGACGACATCGTCGAGGCGTTCGGCGATGCGTTCGAGAAGGCCGCGGCGCGTGCGTTCCCGTCGGGTTCGCCTGTGCGGCGTTCGTCTATCGGCACCGGTACCGGCGCCTTCTGAGTCAGCGGGTCTGGCCGGTCCACTGGCGGCCGTCCCACCATCGCTCGTCGGCTGCGCTCCACGGGTCTGGCTGCCATGACGCTGGTGCGTCATGTAGTCCCCCTGCCCCGCACCGTGGGCACCGTCGGGCCTGTGCGGTCGCCAGTGCCTGGTCGGCAACTAGCCCGGCCTCGAACCGCTTGCGTTTCCGGTTGACCCGTGCGGCGTTCTTGGCCTTCCTCGCCGCCACACGCACGTCCTCTTGTGTCGGTCCTAGCGCCATGTCGGCAGGCACAAACCAGCGATGCCCGCACTGCGGACACGAGAACCCCACGTCGGCCACGACCGAGATCGTAGACGCCTCGTTTCGTCGGCGCCTCTAGTCCCCCACGGGCAGTGGGGCGCACCGGGTCGACCTCCCCTCGGCCCGGTGCGAGAACTGCCCACCCTTACCACTGCCCAAGAGGAGAAACCACGATGGCGAAAGCACCACGCCCCGGCACCGTCCGAGAGATCGAGACCGACGCACAGGTCGAAGCGGAGTTGTCGAAGCGGATCAGGGTCACCTGCGCCGCGGAGAACAAGACCTACGAGTTGGAGTTCGGCGACCTCGGCCCGCGCGAGGACCGGATCTCGATGCAGCAGACCGGTTACCCGGTGTCGGCGTTCTTCGACGCTGATCGCCTGTCGGCGTTGTCGGTGCTGGTGATCTGGTGGGTGATGCTGCGCCGCAACGGCCAGCCGAACTTGCAGTTCTCGAAGGTGGAGTCGAAGTACCGCGACAACCGGCGGTTCGCTGCGGCGGGGTTCGAGGTGCAGGTCATCGACGCTGACGGCAACGAGGTGGGCGACGAGGACTACGACGACGATGCCGAGGCTGACGCCCCGGAAGTCTGAGGCGGGCCCTGCGGAAGCAGTGGCCCGCCCTTTCTGCGTTCTGCGGTCTGAAGCCGTGGGACGCCGACCCGGAGAACCCCGGCTGTCTCACTTGGGGTGAGGCGCATGTGTACCTGTCGGCGTTGCGTGAGCGTGCCGAGGAGATGGCCCGCCAAGAGGCGGCGATGAACGAGAGGCGGTGACCGCATGGCTTCACGACGGCTCGAGGTGGTGATCGCGGGTGATGCTTCGTCGGCGGTGCGGTCTCTCGGTCAGACCTCTACGGCCGTCGATCGGTTCGATCAGCGGTCGTCACGAGCTGCTGGCCGGTTCTCGTCCACATGGGGCACGGGTATCTCGAACGTGGGCCGCTCCATCGGCGGTCTGGTCGCGGGTGCCGGTCTGGCGGTGTTCTTCTCGTCGGCTGTGAGCGAAGCGGAAGAAGCAGCGACGGTCATGCGTAAGACAAACGCGGTGATCGAGTCAACCGGTGGCGTTGCGGGCGTCACCGCGGACCACTTGGAGGGGCTCGCCGGGCGGTTGTCTGAGCTTGCCGCGGTCGATGATGAGGTGATTCAGTCGGCCGGGAATGTCATGTTGACGTTCAAGAACATTAAGGCCGAGGGCGGCATCTTCGACGACGCGTTGGCGTCGGCTCTCGATATGTCGGCAGCCCTGGATATTGATTTGCAGAGCGCGACGATGAATATTTCTAAGGCGCTCCAGAATCCCATTGAGGGCCTCGGAAAATTGACCAGAGCGGGCGTCGACTTCACGGATCAGCAGAAGGACCAGATCGCGATGATGGTCTACTTCGGCGATACCGCCGGGGCGCAGCGGATCATCCTCGAGGAGCTGGCCACGCAGTTCGGCGGGGCAGCCGAGGCAAACGCGACCGCGTCCGAGCAGATGACTGTGGCGATGGACAACATCAAAGAGTCAGTCGGCACCCTCCTGCTCCCGGCGATGGGTCAGGCCGCTGACGCGGTGTCGGGGCTAGCAGACTGGTTCACCGGTCTGCCAGAGTCGACACAGACGGCGGTGATCGCTATCGGGTCGGTTGCGGCTGCTGCGCTTATCATGTGGGCGACGATCGGCGGCCCAGCGACGTTGGTAGTCGCCGGTATCGCCTTGATTGTTGGTGCTTTGTGGTGGCTCGGTGAGGAGTTCCCCGAGCTGAAGCGCAAGGCGATGGAGTTCTTCGATTCCCTGCCTGCCAGGTGGGGGGAGATCATGAAGGACTTGAAGCCACTGCGAGAAGACATCACCAAGACGTTCGATGGGTTCAAGGCGTTCATCACCAACCTTGATTTCACCTCAATCGCCGACCAGCTAAAGGCGATTGGCGACAACCTCCAATCACTGAAAGACCAACTGGGGATCACGTCATCGAACGGCCAGGTGGCGATGGCGGTTCTCGGGTTCGCTATCATGATGGTGGGTGTCTTCATTCAGTCGACGATCATCGCAGCGAAGCAGGCAGCGACGGCGTTGGGGTTCATGGGCAGGGTGTCGCTGAAGGGCATCCAGTTCGCGATTCTCCTCGTGCAGTCGTTCCTGGGTGGCGCCACGTCGGCGGCGCAGACTGCCATCGACTGGTTGAGAAAGTTCGGCGGCGTCAAGATTTCCGTGCCGGGTCTAAGTGCGTTGGTCGACTTGCTGAATGGTGCGGTGGGTGCCGCTCAGAGGTTGTGGGACAAGCTGACTGCGTTGTCTTCGCGATCATTCTCAGTGTCGGTTGATGTGCCTTTCATCGGCAAGGTTGGGTTTGCTACGGGGACCACGTCGGCGCCGCCAGGGATGGCGTGGGTCGGTGAGCGTGGACCCGAGCTCGTCAGGTTCTCCGGCGGGGAGCGTGTGTACAACGCGAACCAGTCGCGCACGATGGCCGGCGGCACCGTCCGAGCTGGCGGCGCATCCATCGTCGTGAACGTGTACGGCACCGCCACCGCGGCTGACGGTCAGGCGGTCGTCGATGCGTTGAAGCGGTGGTCCAGGAGCAACGGCCCCGTCCCAGTGAAAGTGAGCGCCTGATGAACGACAAGCAGTGGGTCATCGCATTCGACAACTCCGCGCCGGTGGGGCTGGTGGGTGAGCGTGGACCCGAGTGGGTCTCGTTCGGTGGTGGTGTGCGGATCTATCCAAACCCCGCCGACGCCGGCCAGCGCGTCGTCGACGAACTGCGCCGGTGGCTTCGTGAAGAGGATGGCGTCTGATGGCATACCCCGACAATGTGACCGAACTGACTGACGGGGTGCCCGCCGATGGGATCGCCGCGGCCACGCCACTCGGGTCGGGCACCTACCCGCTGGACGACTGGGCCAGGTCGGTCGCCACCACCCTCGAGGCAATCCAGACGCAGATCACCGGCGCCTACACGTCGTACACCCCGACGTTGACCTCGTCGGGAACTGCTCTCGCCTTGGGGACGGCGTCGTCCGCGACCGGCTACTACAAGCGGTTGGGCCGGCGGGTGTTCGGCTACCTGAACATCAGCTTCGGGTCGTCTGGCGCGTCGGCGGGCACCGGGATCTACGGTGCGCTGTTGCCGGTGCAGCCGGTGAACCGGGACCAGCCGATCGGCATCGGGTTCGTGCTGGACACGTCCGACAACTATCGGTTCTCGGTGTGCACGGCGGCGGTGTCCACCGGGCTTTGGGCGGCGTCGACATCGAAAGCGGCGCTGTTCGTCAACAACGCTGCCGGTGAGGGGTTCGCCGCCGGGAACAACCCAGTGCAGGCGACGTGGCCGTGGACGTGGTCGAACAGCGATCAGATTGTGGTGAACTTCGACTACGAAGCGGCCGCCGCCTCGTGACTCTGGCGACGTGGGCCGACGCGACCGCGACGTGGTCCGACGCGACTGCGACGTGGGCTTACGCCGGGGTCTCGGAGTTGACGGCGGTGTTCGAGTGGTCACCGACCACGGCGCCCGGTGAGACCCCGGTGTGGGTTGACATCACCGAGCGGGTGCGGTCGGGGCGTATCACCCGGGGCCGCCAGTCGGAGTTCGACCGGACCGCTGCCGGGAAGCTTGTGGTGGTGGTCGACAACCGAGACCGGACGTTCGACCCCGAGTTCAACTCTGACGCCCGGCCGAACAAGCGGATCAGGGTGTCGGTGGGGCCTGGCGCTGACACGGTGCGACTCTTCGACGGGTTCCTCGACGCACTCCCGCAGTCCTACAGCGGCCCCGCTGACGCAACGGTGAACCTCTCCGCCACGGATGCGTTCAAGCTGCTGGCCCGGTTCGAGCTCGACCCGATCTATCAGACGGTGATCGAAGCGGATGACCCGTGGGGCTGGTGGCGTCTGGCTGACGATCTGCCGACGGCGTCGACCGTGGCGGATGCGTCCGGTAACGGCCGAACGGGGACGTGGAAGGGGACGCCGTCGTCGACTGGGTCGCTGTTGGCGTCTGGTCCGGGTGCGGTGAAGTTGGACGGGTCGGGCGACAACGTCGAGGGTTCGGCTGATGGTGCTGTGGTGTCGTGGACGTTGGCTGCGGCCCCGTTGACTGTTGAGGCGTGGGTCAAGACCGGGAAGCACGGGGCGAACTCGTCTCTGATCTGCGGGCAGACTCACGCTCCGTCCACGACTGCGTTCATCTTCGACTTCGGGTTCGCGATGAACAACGCGACCGGCCGCCCGTCGTTCCTTGCCCAGGTCGGCGGGATCAACGTGGCGTGCACCGGCACGACCGATCTTCGTGACACCGGCATCCATCACCTGGTGGGCACGATCGACTCGTCCCGCAACTGCCGGTTGTACGTCGATGGGGTGTTGCAGGCTGGGCCGTCCACTGCCGGTTCGACGACGACGATCGACGCCTCGGGGTCATTTCGCATCGGGAAGACCCCGGTCGGTTCAGACCCCGGCGCAGGGTCGTCCTACAAGAGCTTCGACGGGGAAATCTGCGAGGTCGCGGTCTACGACCGGGCGCTATCCGCGGCCGAGGCGCTCGAGCACCACACGACTGGTGCGGCCCCGTGGGCGAACGACACGACCGGGGCTCGTGTCACCCGTGTGCTGGACCTTGTCGGGTGGCGTTCGGCCGACCGGTCGATCGAGACGGGGGCCTCGACGCTGGGGCCGGCACCGTCGAACGTGGAGGGTGCGTCGGCGCTTGACCATCTGTTGGCGGTGGAGCAGACCGAACAGGGCCGGTTCTTCATCGACGGGCAGGGCCGTGCGTGCTTCTTCTCCCGCAACCATGAGACTTCGGTGGCAGTCGAGTCGACGTTCACCGATGGCGAGATCGACCACCTCGAGTTCGACTACAGCGAGAGCAACCTCGTGAACGACTGCACGGTGACCCGCGTCGGCGGGTTGCCGCAGCGCGCGCAGGACGCCGCGTCGATCGCCGCTTACTGGCGGATGTCGGAGTCCATGTCGGGGCTGCTGTACTCGACCGACAACGAGGCGAAGGCGATGGCTGAGTGGCGAGTCGCCAACCTGGCCGAGCCAACGCTGCGCCCGTCGGCGGTGACGTTCAAGCCGTTGATCAACATGGCGTCGCTGTTCCCCCGAGTGTTGGCTCGTGAGCTCGGTGACCGGGTGTCGGTCACGAAGGCGGTGGACGGGGCCGACATCGAGGTCGACGCGGTGATAGAGGGCATCACGCACGACTTCCGTGGCGGGATGCACTGGGACACCTCTTGGAACCTGTCGCCGCTGCAATACGGCCAGTTCGGGCCGGGCGGCGGCGGTGGCAACACGTACTGGACGCTGGATCATCCGACGTTGGGTCGGCTCGACTCGAACAACAGATTGGGTTTCTGATATGGCTTGGAACACCCCGCGGGACTGGGCGGTCAACGAGGCTGTCACGTCGGCCAACATGGACACCTACGTCTCCGAGAACTTGTCGTGGTTGGGTACGAGCCGCCCCCACTGCCAGGTGCGCGACGCTACGGCAACCGCGGGCGGTAGTGCCGCGTGGACTGCGGTCTCGTGGGACTCGCTCACCACGAACGTGGCGTCGATGGCATCGTCCAGCACCTCACACGTGACAGCACCGACCGCCGGGTTCTACATGATCGGTGCGTCGGCAGTGTTCGAGGGCGACACCACGGCCGGTATCCGGGCGATCATGCTGTCGTCAGGCTCGGCCGGAAGCGGCACCGTGTACGCCCAGTCGAACACCACCCAACATGGCGGGAACCCGTCGGGCATAACGGTGGTCACCGGCGTGCAACTCGCAGCGTTCGGTGCCGTCTATCTGTCGATCGCGTCGTCGGACGCGACAGCCGGCGCTGTGTCAAACGTGCGCATGTGGGCTATCTGGTGCACCACCTGACATGGCGCTGATCTACCCGATCCACGCTGTCGCGGAGGTCCAGACGGTCACGGTCGACGCCACTGGTGGCACGTTCACCGTGACGTGGGGTGGTGGGACGACCTCGGCGCTTGCGTTCAACGTGTCGGCGGCAGCGTTCACGTCGGCGATGGATCTGATCACCGACCGGGTGGGCATGGTTGTCGTGACCGGCGGCCCTGGTGCTGCCGGCGGTGGTACCCCGTACACGTTGACGTGGTCAACGGAACTCGGCAACGTGGCGCAGCCCACGACGAACGCCGCGTCGCTGACCGGCGGTGCGGGCACGGCCACCCCCGCCACTACCACGACCGGGGTTCAGGCTTACGCCTCCCCGGTCCTGTCGGTAGGGGCGCACACCGCACCCACCCATCCCACCCCTGACCAAGGCGACTGGCAGTGGTGCATGATGGAGGTGGCGGCGTGGATGGCCGACGAGGCGTGGACGGACGACCCCGCCAACGTCTCCCCGGTCATCGCGCAGCTCTGCAAGGCGCTGAACGATGCGATGCCGGACGAGGCCCGCCAAGACCTCAAGGACTACCTCGTGGTGGCGCCGGACGGTGTGATCGACACGGTGTCCCCCGGCGCGGACGAGACGACCCGTGTGTACCTGTCGACCAACTGGCTGATCCGCACCTACGTGCCGTTGTGGTTGGACCTCGCCGGCCTGACCGAAGAGGCCGACGAGCTGCGGGCGCTCCCCGCGATCGCGTCGGGGACGATGGACGCGGAGGAGACCGAGGCGGTGCTGTCGATGGCGGGCACGGTCGCCCGGGCGGTCGCCGATTACAACTGGAGCGACCAGGACTGGGTGACGTTGCCGGGTGACGGCCGGGTCGACTTCCCCATCGCTGGTGACTACTTCGAGCACCTGTGGCCCGACCTGACCACCGACCACGACTTCGAGCGCCTGGAGCTCGCGAAGCGGTGCAGCCGTGGCGCCGGGTTCGACTCGCTCGGCGCTGACGCCGGACAGGCGGCGTGGGATGGTGCCCGGCGGATGGCGCGTGCTGCGGCGTGGGACACGTCGTCGGTTGTGGCGGCGGCGATGTGGGACTCGACCCGTGCGGCGCCTACCCCGTGGCTGGCGGTGACCGGGGGTGTGACCGATGAGGACACGGTGGCTTTGGCGGCGTGGACGTGCGCCAGGGATGCGGCGTTCGCGGCGTGCACGCAGGGTGCGCTGGCGAGGGTGACGCACGACATTTACGAGGTGCGGTTCGCGGCGTGGTTGGCGTGGCTTGAGGCTGAGGATGAGGCGGGGTATCCGGCGGCGGCTGCGTATGCGGCGGCGGCTGAGGCTGCGGCGACGATCCTGTCTCCGGTGACCACGACGGTTACGGCGTCGGCGTTGTCGTTGCTCGATGCGATGTGTGCGGTCTGATGGCCGGTCTACGCAAGAGACGGCCGGGGTTGGTGTACCCCATCCGCGAGGACTGGCATTACGTCGGCGAGGCCGGCGAGCCGGCGTTCGAGAACTCGTGGACGACATCCGCCGGGTTCATGGCGTTGGCCTTCCGCATTCGGGAGTCCGGCGTGGTGGACATTCACGGCGTCGTGTCGGGCGGCACTGACTTCACCGTGTTCACCCTGCCTGCGGGTTATCGCCCGTCGGCCAACTCAGCGCCGATGGCAGCCAACGATTCGGTGAGCACGACCCCTGCGTGGATCTCGGTCCTCTCCGATGGGTCGGTGCGCTCCACGTGGAGCGGCGTCGGGAAGATCTCGTTCACTCATCAGATCTTCCTGAACCTGCCCACATCCGCCTGACCTAACGCCTAGCGGGCACCGCACAACACACCGACCACCCCGCCCCACGAAAGGAGACACCCGATGAACCTCGTCACCAGAGCGCAATGGGGCGCACGGCCCCGCAAAGGCACCCCCACCCCCCTCAACCCCACCGGCGCCACCGCACACTGGGAAGGCCCCCACATGGGCACCTTCCCCCACGACCAATGCGACGACAAAGTCCGGGGCATCCAGGCGTTCCACATGGACGGGCGCGGATGGTCCGACATCGCCTACAACGCCCTCGTCTGCCCCCACGGCTACACCTACGAAGGACGAGGCCCCGGCGTCCGATCCGCCGCCAACGGCACCGACGCCGGCAACGACGCCGACGTGGCCGTCTGCTACCTCGGAGGCGAAGGCGACCCCTTCACCCCCGAGGCCGCCACCGCCATGGCCGACGCCATGCACTGGCTCTCCCCCGGCGGGCAACGCCACGCCCACCGCGACTGGAAGCCCACCGCCTGCCCCGGCGACACCATCGCCGCCTGGGCGCACTCACCCGCCGCGACCAGCGGCAACACCAACCAGCCCACAGGAGGGTTCGGCACCATGGACGACACCAGCATCCTCGACGAGTTCGCCAACGTCACCAAGCGCACCGGCGCCCAGCTCGAAGCCCTCGGCGACGAGCTCAAGGCGCAGGCCAAGCGCCACAACGAAGCCGCCCGCGACCGCGACGTGAAGCTCCTGGCCGTGCTCGAGCGCATCGCCACCAAGCTCGACGCCTGAGCCGTGATGATCCCGCCCGTCGTCGACCGCATCGGCCTGCGGGTCACCCCCGCAGTGTTCGCCCTGCTCTTCGCGCTCGGCGTGTGGGCCGACCCCGTCAACCTGTTTGCCATCCCGTCCGGGTGGGTCGTGCGCGCCGTGTTCGCCGTCGCCTGCGCCGCCTCGGTCGCCTGCGCGGTCAACCCGTCGCCACACGTTCGGATGGTCGCCTTCACCACCGGGCTCGCCGCGACCATCGGCCGAGGGCTCACCATCCTCGTCGTCGGCCAAGACCTGCTGCCCCGCAAGGCCGAGGTCATCGGCGGGTCCGTGTGGATGATCGCCGGGTGGCTCGTGTTCGCCCTCTGGGGGCTCACGGTCCCCGCCGCCGCCAGGCGGTCGGCGTCGTGACCAGCCAAGACCCCGACGCCCTCGTCACACTGGCCCGCACCCTCGGGACGTTGGGCGCCACCGTGCTCCTCGTCACCTACCTCGGCCGCCTCGCCATCAGCTACCAGCGGGACTTCACCGACCAGTACCGGTCGCTGTCCCGCGAGCAGGAGGCGACCATCGACCGTCTCCGCGACCGCACCGACGCCCTCGAGGCCGAGGTCGACGGGCTCCACACCGAGATGGCCGCGGCGAAACGTGCGGTGGAGGACTGCCGGAACCGTGAGGGACGCCTGGTGTCGGCCATCGAGGCCATCGGCGGGACCATCCCACCGTGACCGGCCCCGAGCAGCCCAAGTGCCGCACCTGTGGGCGGGCCATCCTCGGATGTGCGGAGACGAAGTACGGGGGCGGGTGGGTCCACGCCCACAACAACGCCGAGCGGTGCCCCGCCCCGCACCGGGCGTTCGCCCAGCCGCCGTCGCTGGAGGACCTCAACGCCCGCCACAACGCCAACGTGGCCCGATCACGGGCCAGAAGGAGAGCATCATGAACCCCGTCCAGGGCAACCCGCCCGTCACCGCCGCCCTGGTGGCCGGTGCCATCAACGCAGCGATTTTGGCGTTCACGTCCCTCACCGGCGAGCAGGACGCCGCCGTGTGCGGCCTCGTGGTCGTGGTGGCCGCCATCGTCGCCCAGCGGTTCACGACGCCGACCGGTGGCGCCTGAGGTCGACGCAACGCCCGACCGTGGGGTGATGTCACCCCACGGTCGTTTCGTCACCTGACGCAACGTCTGCGGCGAAGATGTCGAGCTGCCCGTCGATGACGGCTTTGGGCTTGTCAACGCGGAGCACCTTGGCCCGCAGTGCGGGGTCGTTGCAGCGCCATTCGGCGAGGCGCAGGTAGTCGGCGGACAGGTCGATGCCGATGCCGTGACGGCCGAGGATGTGGGCCACTGCCGGTGTCGTGCCCGTTCCCGAGAACGGATCAAGCACTACTGACGGGCGTGTGGGTGCGGTGGTGTCTGGGCAGGCGCAGGCGTAGCCGGTGATGGTGGCGTGCACGCGCGTCGTCTCGTCGTGCATCGACCAGTTGGCGCCGGTGGGCTTGGCGACCTCGGCGCGGTATGCCTTCGCCCGGTCGCTTCTCGTGGCGAGGTGTTCCTGCTCCTTCGCCACCACGGGCCGCCGCCCTTCGCCGCACTCCACACACACCCCCGACGGTGACCAGCCGAGGATGATGCGCCGCGGCCATTCCGACGGGAACGCCGCGAAGTGGTCGACGCCGAGGTGGTCCGGCACCCGGAGCGGTTCGGTGGGGATCGTCCAGACGGAGCCGGGCAGCTTGCCTAGGGGGTTGCCTCTCCACGCTTCGGGGTCGCCGTCCTGACCGAATCCTTCCCGCCGCGTGGCCGCCGATGCGTTGCCCGGTGCGATTGTCTTGGCGAACCCACCAGTGGCGTAGGTCGCGACCGTGGATGGTGCGTACTCCTCCCGCACCTCGTCCACCGCCGAGAAGTACCGGGGCTCCTTCGTGAAGTGGAACCACTGCTCGTGGGAGCGGCGCACCCGGTCGGTGACCGACTCGGGCAGGCCGTTCGGTTTCGACCACACGATCTCGGCGCGGAGGATGAGGTCGAGCTGGTCGATGCAGCCGATGGCGTAGCGCCACGGGAGTCCCATGAGGGACTTGGGCTTCATCCCGTAGGTGTTGCCGCCCGTGGTGGTGCTGCGCGAGCCGCCGTTGCCGTCGCCATGCCGGTTGTTGCCTTGATTGCTAGGTGAGTCGGGCGAGTAGCCGCCACCCCCTGCGTACTTGTCCCCCAGGTTCACCCACAGCGACCCCGACGGCTTCAACACCCGCCGGCACTCCGCCGTCACCGCCCACAGCGCCTCGAGGAACGCCTGCGGGGTCGCCTCCGACCCGATCTGCCCGTCGTAGTGCTCGCCGCCGTCGGTGTACGACCGCAGCGCGAAGTACGAGCTACGGGGGCGAAGTCACGATCAGATCGACACTGGCATCAGCCAGAGGGATCGCTGTCGCGTTGCCGCGGATCAGTTCGTAACTCACGCCCCCGTACCTCCTTTCCTTATAGTCACTTGGTACACTCCAGTGTGTGAACGAACCTACGACGTTGGCTTACCTCGCAGGCGTGATGGACTCCGACGGATACATCGGAGTTGGGAAGAAGAAGGCTGGGAAATGGGCGGCGAACTACCAGCCGCGAGTGCAGGTCAAGCAAGTGGACACCGAGGCGACCGACCTGTTCCGGGAGACGTTCGGCGGGCATCTGTACCGCCACGAACCGAGCACCGAGCGGGGCCGGCCGTTGTGGTGCTGGCAGGTCCACTCGGCTGCGTGTCGCCCCGTGCTCGAGGCTCTGCTGCCGTACCTGCGGATCAAGACGAACCGGGCCGAGAACGCTCTGGCCTTGTGCGAGGTGAACCGTCGCCTCGGGCGCAAGCGGTTCCCCGTGCCCGATGTGGTGCCCGGCGAGCCGATGCTGACGATGGCGGAGGTGGCGCGGCGCACCGGCCGCGACTACGGGACCGTGATCCAGGCTGTTCGGAAGGGGTCGATTCCTCACGTCCGAACCGGGCCGAGGAAGGTGCTCATCCCTGAGTCGTTCCTGCCTGTGTGGGCGGAACGTGGACGCACTCCCCGCCGGGACCCCGCACTCACCGACGAGATGGAGGCGCTGTACCTGCGTGCGAAGGAACTCAACCGCGTCGGCATCTGACGGGGGCGACGTCACGATGAGGTCCACGCTGTCGTCGGACAGGGGGATCGACGTGGCGTCACCACGGATGAGAGAGAAAGTCACGAACTCACCTAATCACCTCTTGCCAAACTTGGCAAGTATGTGCCATGGTGTGGACGTGCCCCCCACCAAGCGGACCGACGCCGAGGCCATCCTCCCCGACCTCACCGACGAACTCGCCCGACTCCGAGGCCACGGCCACTCCTACGCCGACATCGCCTTCGTCCTCCGCACCGACCACAACATCACCGTCACCGCCGAAACCGTCCGCCAATGGTGCGCCGACGACGGGACCGCAGCATGAGCGGGTGCACCTGCCCCGCACCCTGTAACACCTGCCCACCGCTCGCCGACGACACCGAAGCGGACGCCGAGTACCGGGCCACCACCCACCTCTTCACCAAGACCACCGGCCGGGGTCGTAACCCCC